AAGGTCCCAAAGGTTCCAACGGCAGGAGAGTTGTAGGTAGCTTCTTGCAGCTCGACGATCTCGGCGTGGTAGGCGGGGGCGAACCCACGCAAAACCATAGCTCGGTCGAGCAAGCGTGCAATGTAGGCAATCGTGCCGTCCATAGTGGTGCAGTCTCCGGACAGGATACCTTCGACACTATCGGCACAAATCTCAACGACACGGGCGGCGATCTCTCGGGGAGTCTTGCCGGGCCCATACCACGCAAACTGTTTGAGGTGCGCAGCAAGAGAGTAGATGTAGGTAGAGTAGTCTCTCTTGACGCGGGGCTCCATCGTGGTGATCACACGTGGGTTGCCCGCCTTGGCGTACGTCTCAGCTTTCATGAAGGTGGAGAAAGGTTTGTTGAATATGCGTGACCAGCCCGCTTGTTCAAGGATATTCGTTTGTGTGGGCGAGTTTTGTTTCTCACGCACCTCATCCTCCGACACGGGGTGGAGGACATGGGGCGTGGGGAAAACAGCGCCAACGAAGTCACCTATGCAGCGGGTCAGAAACTCGCTGGGGGGGGCCACGTCCAGGCTGGCAGGTTTGACAACGCGACCCAATACGGCTTGTCTTTCGTTCCCGGCCGTCTTGGCAAAGACGAAGGCTCCGGGCACGAAAGCTCGCATGAACGCCACCATGTTGGGTTGGGCGTCCGGCTCGTAAGGTCCATGCTGCACGACGCGTATGTCACGCTCAACGGGATTCGTCATCGGGCGTGTGCTGGCGAACTGAGGCTGGCTGTAGTACTCGAAGAGTATAGCAGAAGCAGCCTTGTCGCGGGCGTTTTCCTCGGCGTTCTCAGGGTAGTTGAAACAGGACTGCACGGTGGCTTTGGTGAGGTGTTTCGTCGCGCGGGCGGCGGCGGCGATAGCCACGTCAACAGAGTACGGCACAGTGGCGGCCTCGAACTCACCAACACGGGCGGTGCTGGTGTGGAGGCCGTCTTTACGAAACACATCGAGACGGGTCCAGGAGCCTGCGACGGGGCGGAGGTACTGGAGTGGGGTGTCGAGTGCGGCATGGAGAACGGAGTAGGGGAAGTCGGTCGTGAGGGTAGGGGTCAAAAGGACGATGTCGCGGTGGTCCTCGACGGTGTGTCTGTCAACAAGGTAGGTGGTCGTCGTCACTGGGACGCCGAGCACGTAGCGTGAGACTGTCACACTTGAGCGGTTGTAGTCGTATACAGGGTGGCGGTAGACCGTACCGCCAGCAACACGGTACACGACGTTGTTGTTCTCATCGAAGGTGAAACAGTAGTCCTCAGCTTGGGCCGCTGCAGCGCGCGGCTGCAGGGTGTACAAGATGTGGGGACGAGGGTCTCGAGCGAGCATGTCTTGCATGTCGACGTACTCGTCAAAATCGACCATGGCGACCAACTGACCGTCGGCGGGGACGGAATAGTTTGGCGCGATGTGAAGGTCGGTGCCCCAAAAGTACGTGCGGTTGCCAGCAAAGCCGCGACGTTGGTCGGTCGCGGACATCTGGTAGAAAAAGGGTTGCAAGCCCACGGCCAGGCTGAACAGCGTGATGAACGAACGAGCGTTGCTTCTATTCGCGGCTGAGGCCTGGTGGGGGTTGGAAGACGGGCGTTTGTCAACGGCAGGAGGTTGTTGGGCGAACTGGTTGCGGTACACCGAGGGGTCAGGGTGCTTGTACGCAAACGTGTCGATCGCCCAGGTTTTGAACGCCTGGAACAGGGCGCCAACCTCATGTTGATACAACGGACCCACGACGCGCAAGGCAGCGGCGGTGCCAATCGCGAGGGCGGGGTGGTTGTAGAACGCGGAGGCCAAGGCACGACCACCAGCCCACGCAATTGCGGGCAAGTAGCCGTCCTTGGCTGCGCACCACAGTAAGCCACTGCTGATCAGGCCAGTGGCCACCATGGTGCGCGCACCCCCGAGAGCGCTCGGGGGACCCCAGACACGTTGGTCGGGGGGAGACATC